TATCATTTTGAAGCTGTATTGCCATATCTAAATCAATTGAATTTTTCAACTGCCTTCCATCTTGACCAATATATCGGCCTTTAATACCGGCACTAGTAACACAAGTCAGGTCTGTTCTTTCACCCCAACGACAAGCAATTATTGAACTGCAATCTGCTGAAGTACCAACAGTTTCATCAAACGGCAACAATAAACTTCCATCAGTTTTTTGGCCTGCGGATTTAATAGCAGTATTGCCAATTAGTTCAATTTTATTGCCTAACTCGTCCAACTTCTCTTTGTAAAGTCCAAGTTCTTTTGCAATTAGTAAAAGCCTGATACTTAAAAACTCGTTCATATAAGCGTGAGTTGCACCGCCACGTACAGAGGCAAAAAACATTAACATTTTTTCAATTGCTTTTTGTTGAGCTTTTCTTGCAGTGTCTGAATTTCCCAACACCAACTGAGTGCCATTTACATCTGTTTCTTTTTTATTTGCAGCCGGAACAAGTTTTCTGAAACCATCGAATTCTTTTGTAACTGTAGCTTTATTTCCTTCAAAGAATTTTTCCTGCAAAACAAATGCAGCTTCTTCACACTGTGCTCTTGTTTCTGTAATCAACTCTGCATCAACGTCTTCGTTACGATCTTCTAAAACAACATCCACGCTTGCAGTAATTGAAACGATTTTTTTCGGTGTTGCCGGATATTCATTTTCTGGTGGTGTTGCGTTTTTTTCAGTATTTATGTCTCTGAAAATGTCAGTTTGTGTACCCTTTCTGGCTTTCTTGACTGTTGCACTATCTCCACTTTTTAAGTAGAACTGAGCATCCTTTAAGATTTTAGCGTTTTTTAGGAACGCTTCAACTGCCATAGCTGAAATAGGATCATTAGGACTAATTTGATTAATTAACATTTATCTAAACCTCAATTAAAATTTGAAAGTTTTTAATTACCGTTTCTTAAATTTTTAACATACTCAATTGCATTTTGAGTTGAATTTACTTTTGTTGCTTCTCCTTCAGGTGTTTTTACTTTTGAAGGGACTGCACAATTATTTTCTTTTGCTTCAAGGTCTGTTTTAGTAGCTTCATAATCAGCCATTGCGCTGTTTAACCACACCTTTTTATCTGCCGGTAAAATTTTTCCTGCCGTTATTGCATCGTTGATTAAATTTTCAACCTTCGATTGTTCATTGCCGTTAATCAGCAATTCAACTTTTGATTCCAAAGAATTTACTTTCCCTGCAAGATCATTTGTGTTTTGAGAATCGGCATTTTCTTCTTTCTGATTTTCGATCAATCCTTGAAGTGTAACACCTTTGGGAAGTGAATTAATTTTTTCATTTATTTCTTCGTCGCTTGCATTTGCTTGCAAGCCAAGTAATTTTAATAATCTTACATCCATTTTTTCCTCTTGGGATTTATTGTTAATTGTAGAATTTCCAATGTGATCTATTTCTTTATCCATATAAGGCGTATTTGTTAAAGCAACTGAAATTAATTCAGCCCCGATATGGTTTCCTTGCTTATCCTGTGAGTTCAATTTATAGACAGGCGAAAAATATCTATACTCACGATCTTCAATTTTTTGAATTGCTGAATTAGTAAAATCAGGATACTTGATATACAATCCATCGTCTAAAGCTTTTACATCTGCTTTTTTAGTCCAACCGGCGGCCGGTGCTTTAGCGTTCCACACTGATTCGTGTCCATAATCAAATAAAATATCAGTTCCGGATTTTTTCAGATTAGCTGCCATTTTTTTAATATGTTTGGGAGTGATTTCGTGTGCACCGTTATGGTGTTCAGGAAAATTTCCAACTGGTACAATTTTAATATAGCCTTCAGTATCTTTTGCATTTGCTATTTCAATTGAATTGCAAAAAGCATCTTCAGGAATTTCAGTCGAGTTAAAAAATATTGCTTTTGCCAGTTTTAATTTTTCTTTCAATTTCACTTCGTCCACTCCGTTAAAATTTTCTATCGGCAATATATACACTATGTCAACAGCTTAAAAGTAAACTAAATACATATACAGATATGGAATAGTAAAATTCGGATTAGCTTTATTTATCAGGTAAATTTACGGTGTTGATATAATAAAGACAGGAGTTTACAGCGTGGCTAAAAGATACCCATACAAAATTAAAGCACTTGCAAAAAGCTTATACATCGATCAGAACCTGACACTTGTAGAGATTTCAGAATACTTTAACGGGAAACCCTCAATTCAAACTGTTGCTAATTGGGCTAATGTCAGTCACCCTAAAACAAAATTAAATTGGCACGAAGAAAGGCAACAACGCGAAGGTGCAGAGTTTGAAATGATTTCACCGCGGAAACTTGAAGAAAAACTTTTTGACCTGTTAGGACAGGCAGCAGATAACGACGGTGAAGAACTTTCCAAAACAGCCGACGCAATAGCTAAAATTGCAAAATCGATTCGCGAAGTGATCGATCCGCAAAAACAGCTCCCGTCTATGTTTCAGGTGCTAACCGAACTTTTGAAATTCATCAAAGATCGATACTCTGATAAATTTTCAGATTCTACCTACAACGAACTTGTTAATGTTGTTCGTCATTTTAAAAACGAAAAGATAGACCAAATTTAAGAGGAGATTATGAAGAAAGATTTTTTTTATTACCTGCGAAGATTAATTTTTAATGAACGCCATAAACACATCGGCGGAAATGATTCAGCAGATGTATATGAAATTGAAAACAAGTTCTACATTTTTTCACCATTTACTTACATAATTCTGCTGGCTTGTTTTCTGTTTGAAATGGTTGTTGGTTTAATTGAGAAGTTAACAGAAATATGGAATGATAATCGAAATATTTTCGAGTGGAATAAAACAGAACGCTGCCGAGTTAACAAAACAGATAGAAACATTGAACAGAAAACCGTTCAAAAGCCGTTCATCTCCTCACCTAAGCGACGAAAAAAGGAATTAGGTTAAATTATATGCAAAGAGCAAAGATTAACCGCCTGAACGCCGAATTTGAGGATTTCCTCGATTCTCAAAAAGTTGACGAAACCAACACGGAACTTAATGCCTCGGCAACGGAGCAGAGAAGAAAAGAAGCAGAAAAAGGCGAGCTGGATTTCTGCAGGGTTTATTTTCCGAATATTTTTAATGAACCTTTTAACGATGTTCATAAACATATAGCCTCTTTAACAACCGGCGATCATACAGTTTCGGGGCACAGGTATTCAGGTAAATCCACAATAGGATATGTAACAAAAATCATTCGTAATCTTGCCAAGGGGTTAGGCGGTATTTTAAATGTTTCATTAAGAACGCAAGAAAATGCAGTTGAAAGAAATGCAGCTTTAATTCGCCTAATGCGACGCAACACGAAATTAATGTATGATTATAAGGTTAATATCCAGCAGGATAACAAGAACCATTATATTATTAACAATACGCATTTAATACCGTCTTCTTATAAGATTGGTTTACGTTCTATTATGGATGATGAATTTAAAAGAATTCAGGTATCTATATGTGACGATCTTTATAATAAAGATTCCGTTACCTCAGAACGCGATAATGAAAAAGTAAAAAATTTTTTCACGGCAGAAGTAAAAGGACAAATGGAACCGGGCGGGCTTTCAATCTTTTTCGGGAATATGATTTCTGAAAACTGCCCGCTGGCACTTGTTAAAAAAGAGTTTCCCGATAATCATTTTTCTTTCCCTGCCTTAAATGAAAAAGGCGAAACAAATTGGAAAGGACATTCTTTGTTTACAACTGATTACTGGAATAAGTTTAAGCTCACAATTCCTTTCGATGTTTGGGAAGGTGAATATCAATGTAATCCGGGAACAAAAGGCGAAGTATTTGAAATTGACTGGTTATCAAGCATTAACATAAACCACCTTCAGGCACTTGCAAGCGTTAGTTATTTTGATGCTGCACACGGTCAAAGCCCTGCGGCTTGTAATAAAGCAATAGCAACTTTAACAAAGTTTTCTAATGACGAAACTGTAATTACTGATATGTACGTAAGGAAAGAAAGTTACCAGGAAGCGTTCCAATATGCGTATGAAATACAGAGAAAAGTTAAAGCCTGGAAAATGTTACTTTTTGAAAATGATTTCGGGCAATGGAACACGGCACAACCTTATTATGAAGCGTGGCAACAGGCATCTAAGGCAGTAATTCCGTTATGGTTGATAGATGCTAAATCGCTTAGTTCTCAATTTCATTCAAGCGATAAAGAAAGCCGAATACTGTCACTTGTGTTTCCATTCCAAAAACAAAAAGTTAAAATTTCAGATCATTTAATGTCTGGTGCAGGGAAAACGGGCGTGTTTCATACTGAAGATATGAATCAATGGAAAAAATCTTATTTAGGTTTTGGAAGCGGATTAGCAAAAATCGACGCAATAGACGCAACCGCCGGGGCTTATATCTGTTTGCCCTGGTACATTGAGAGAGGTACATTTCGACCGTTAAAAGAAAGAAGGTTTGCAAATAAAAGATTATTTTCGAGGTAATATATGACTATAGAAATAAACAAAAAGCTAACTCCTACAACTGTAAGCTTTACACCGCAATTTTACAAAACTGCTGTGAAAGAGTATAAAGACAACGGCGATTGTAAAAAGTTAATAGCCTTAATGGAAAGTACTGAAAATGATTCTCACGTGTCCGGCTGTCTCGAAGGCCGACGGGCTGGTTTTGCCCGTGACTGGTCAATTGTTGAAGCTTCTGAATCAAAGCAAGATTTAGCAATTAGAGATTTTGTAAATGAAGTTTTTCAAGGATTGCAAACCGATGATTTACTGGAAGATATATTTGAAGCAAAGATGAAAGTATATTCTGTTATAGATTTGAGTTGGGATGTAATAAACAACCAACAGGTAATAACGGAAACATCAAAACTTAATCAACGTTATTTCAAGTTTGACAAAAAGGATAACAATATTCTAAAACTTGATTACGGAAAAGAATTAAGACGCATTGATAAAGACAGTGCGCTGATTTGTAACTATAACCGCGTACCTGTTTTATTGCCCGTGCTTCGTGATTACATTCTCAAGGATTTCGGACTTGAAAATTGGGCGGGCTTTCTTGAAGCTATCCGCGATGGTTTTATTTTAGGCAAATATCCGCCGGGAGCTACAAAGGAAGTTATCAATGAACTTGAAACCGCTGTGAACAGTGTCGGTTCATCTTCACGGGGTGTTGCTCCCGAAGGAACTTCGATTGAAATTATAATACCAAACCGTACCGCCGGTGGTCAAAAAGAATTTGTTGAAATGACAAATACAGCAATTTCAATTTCATTGTTAGGCCACGGAAACGCAATCCAGCAAACAGGTTCTCAAATTGGTGAAAATTCAAGTGCTTATAAAGTTAAACGTGAATACGCATTGAAGGATATACTGTACATCGAAAGGCATATCAATTCACTTATTAAAAAACTTGTTCAAAGAAATTTTTCAGCAGTTACTTTATTCCCGGTTTTCCAGATTGATAAATCTGAACCGATTAACGTAAAAGAAAGGTTAATGATTATAGATTCAGCTTATGAAAAAGGATACAGAATAAATCCTTCTGAATTTAAAAAACTTGGCCTTATGATGTACGAAGAGCAGGAACCGCTTGAAAAAACTTTCATTAGCCCGATGGATTAAACTATGCACGAAGTTTTAGAAATAATAAAAGAAAGTTTTGAATCCTCAAAAGTGCTTAATGAACTCGGATTAGCAGCTCAAAGAATAATAATGAAACGAACCCGTGAAGGGAAAGACTATCAAGGCAATCAGTTTCAATCATATTCAGAAGCATATAAAAAGAAACGTCAACGTGCAGGCTTGCCGACCGATCCGGTAAACCTGTTATTTAATGAAATTGACGGAATGATGATGTCTATTGACTATAAGGCAATTGATAGTTCAAACACTGCACAATTGTTTTTTGAAGATGACGCAAAAGCACGGTTAGCGGAATTTCATAATGAATCAGGTGCAGGCCGTTCTAAAGTTATTCGTGAGTTTTGGAATTTGTCGGAAGAAGAAAAAGAAAAGCTTTCGGCAGTTGCAGTAAATCAAATTACAAAAGAAATTTTAAGGGAGTTAAAATAAAATGGCGTTAATAACAAAAGATGATGTTAAAAGTAAATTTAAGCATTGGGATAAATATTATTTAGATGAAACAGGAACACCAGACGACACTTTAATTGATTCTGATATTGAAGTTGCTGAAATTGAACTTTCAAAATACGTTGTCATTACAGGCGTTTCCAATGATGAAGTTTTGAAGCGGATTAAGACAGACCTAATTAAAATCGTCAAATACCTTGCTTTCATAAATGAACACGGGGACAGAGAGTTTGACAATAAACCGCGTATCGTTAAAGATTATGAAGATGTTATAGCATATTGGAATGATGTACAAAAAGGCCAGCAAAATATTAACGCGGTTGATACAACAGCAAGAACAGGCTCAGGAGCAATAAGAGTAACGGCAAAGACACGTAAATTTAAGAATTGGTTCACAGGAGAATAAATGGAACTGGCAATCGAAGCAATAAAAAACCATATCAACAACGCAAACCTAGGAATCAAAACAAACAAGCTTTATGAAGGAGAATTAAAAGACTCTAATAAAGAACCCCATTTACAATATCCGGCAATACTCCACAAAGCTAATAATATCGTGTATGATAACGATTTTGATATTATTTCTGTTCAATCACTTTTATTTACAAAATCAAACACCTTTAACAGTACAGATAATGCAAAGAATAATTTTCATTTAACAACCCAGCTTTGTAAGTACTTAAACAAGGAAGTTTTTTTTATTCACCAAGACAAAAAATATATAATCGATAAATCTGAAAATCCGGTTAAAGCAGAAACGCTTATGCAGGATAAAAATTTAATTGTGGTATTAATTCGGTTAGTCATTAAAAGGGCATAAAAAAAGCCCGGATTATCGGGCTTTAATCTATACTTTCAATTAAAAATTTATTCAGCTTTATTATTTTCATTCTCTCTTTTTTCTCTTTGCTCCATCATCAACAATTTTTCTTTTATCATCACTTGATTACTTAGCAGTACTCCCATTGAAAAAAACTAAAGGCCATCACAATTGCACCAATACCAACAGGCAAATAAGCGTTGTTCTTCTCAATCGAAACTAAAATAACCAACAAACCACTTACCAGCAATAGGCCGCCTATAACATAATTAAAAATTGTTAAGCCAAACCCTGATTTAGCATTATACTTAAATGCTGGTTTTCTTTTTTTAACTTTTTTCTTTTCCATTCTGCCACCTTTGATTTAGTTTTTAATTTACTTCCCAAATAAATTTTCCTGCTTAACTTCGTTATTTTTTGTTTCAGATTCAACTTTTTCTTGTACTTCAATTTGATTTAAGTACAAAGCGTTATCTGTTTTTATGCTCCTGAATAAAATGCCCGTCCATTTTACTATAACTTTCCCGTTGTAAAACCTGCTCTTTGTATCAACAACTTTTACGCGGTAAGTTTCATTTTTTATTAATTCACTATCCTTTATCATAACATTAGTAATCCCAATATTATTGTTGCAAGTAAGAATAGATTCCCTATAATTCGAAAGGTTTTATAAGTCATAATCTGCCTTAATTGGTGAAACAACCTCAGTGTTTTCAAGGTCGTACAAGTATTGTCCGCCGCAAACACAGATACTTAAAATATTCATTGGAGAAGTGTAATTGTCATCGCAAGAAATCCATAAAGAATGATCTAAGCCGCATTTCACACACTTGAATTTAATAGAAGCGTAAGAAGCTAATTCTATTGGATCATCAATTAATAATTCCCGGCGATTCCAATCATAAAAACGTATATCTGGTTCAATTCTATAATCGCGAATTAAAAATCTATTGTAAGCTTTCTGCCACCATAAAAATTCTTCATCACCAAAAACAGGGCGACGATTTGATAATTTGGTAATATTGTATTCTAACATTTATTTTCCTCTTTAAGATTTTTTATTAATTTTTTGGCTGTAAGTTTTTCATATTCATCTTTGTGTTTTTCACAACTCTTAATTGATTTTTCATATTTCCATTTAACTAACATAAATTCGTATATATCCCAATTAAATGGGATTAAATCATTCGGTTCTGAAAAAACAATATTGCCAGTATTGATTATGCGACCAACAAATAAATCGGTTCTTTTGCTTTTAATTTTTTTTATACCTTGCAGGCAATCCATATTGTAAATTTTATTTTCTTGTAAATATTTCATTATTTCTCCCTGATTACTTCATTCTTAAGTTGCCGACTTAGCGTGTTTTTATAATTATATTATTTATTGCCCTTATGAAACGGATCTGGTTCGAAATCGTGGTGACAATTCCAACCGCCGCAATAAACCATAACCGGCTTCGGTTGCTTTGCTCCGTTATCAAGTTTTGCGATTTCGTCAATGTGGAAATGCCCTTGAGCTAACCATTTACGGCAATGGCTGTAAGTGTATTCACGTATACGGCCTACATACTCGAAATAAAAGACCTCTGCCAGCAAAGCTTTTTCACTTTTACAATTACGGCCGTAAGCTCGTAATTGCGTGTGTGCAAGTGTGTTTGAATAATAACTTACACCCGTACTTACAGTTCTAAGTTTATCAACCAGTTCATCGTAAGCTGCCTTTTCGTCAATGGCTTCATTGACTTTTTTTATAATTTTCTTTTTTGCCTGCTCTTCAAACTGTCCTAGATTCGTTGAGTGTATAAGCTCTAATGATTTAATTTTACTGTGATCTCTTGTGATTTCATCTCCTAAATCTTTGTAGTACTTATTCACTATTTCAAGGATATCATCATAACGTTTCAAAGTTTCATTGTAAAATTTTTTATACTGCTCAGGAAATATTTTTTCAAGCGCAAACTTAAATTCATCTTTATCTAGTTTTGGTTTCTCTTCCAGTACTTTGGAAAGTTTAGTTACAACAAACTCCAGATAAGCTTTAGAGCTAATCGCTTTTTGTATTGCAGACAAATCTTTTTTAAACTTTTTTAAATTCTCCATTTAATCCTCAAACAAATCCTTCTGATCCCTTGACCTTAAAGGTCTGAAATACTCTTCCTTAGTTTGAAACTTAAAACCACAATCAAGGCAAACGTAATTCCGTGTGTCAAAAGTTTTATAATACTGCTTGTTGCCCATATTGTGTAATGGTTTCTTTACATCATCAGAAGGTTCGAAATTTCTATTTTCACATTTAGGACAAATCATTTTTTAAGCCGTTTTTATAAGGTTTTGATTAGTTATTTTTTTTGACGCTGCTTTTTCTAATACTGCGTTTATTTTATCTACCTGCGGATGCTTTGTATTATTTACAACATTGTGCATTGTTGTTTTTGAAACGCCTGCAAGGTCAGCGGCTTCTTTTAAACTAAGATCAAGAGATTCTACCAACTCCCTTGTAGATGGCTGCACAACTTCACCGTCAATTATTTTTTTACCTGCTTTTCTTGCTGATCTCATTAACTCCTCTACATATTCATCCATTGCAAGCGGTGTCTTTTTAATAACCACAATACGTTTACGCGCTTCGTCTGAAATTGCTTCTCCGAAAACCTGTTTTAAGTATTTCGTTCTTTCTCTTTTTGTCATCCATCCGTTCTCTTCATTCAGAAGCATCATATTACACCGGCGACTGACTTCTTTTCTTTTTTTAAGGTTTGCCGTTAATTCCGGGTGTCCTATCAAAACAACTGACAGCAAAGGACAATGATTAAGATACTTTGCTTCACGCAATTCTTTTAATGCCCTGTAAACGTCTATGTGGAGCCTGTGAGCTTCTTCAATGACTAACACAACCTTTGTGTCGTTGTTATGAACAGTTTCACCCAGCAAGCGTTTAACCTGCTTGGAACGCGCTTCCATACACCTGTTAGGACTTTCAGAACTCACTTCATCAATAATAGCATTTATGATATTATTGATTGTCACTTTTTCCTTATTGTAATTTTCAACATTAACAACTTTCAAGTTGTTTATTTTTGAAATTGCAAATTCAAAAAGATTAGATTTACCGGAACCGACTTCGCCAGAAACAGCCAGCATTTGATTATTTGAAATTGCAAATTCAATATCTTTTGTTTTTTCGTTACAGATATGATTCCAGTAAGTACCCATTTTTTCTAAGCCAAAATGCTTTAACAAACGTCTGTCAAATAACCTTCTTTTCATTTTAATTATCTCCCTTGGTGTTTTTTAATTCTTTATAAAGCTCATTTATATTATAGCGGTTATGTTTAATCATATATCCCGCCAGCAGTCTTGCTATTAAACGCTTATCTAATTGCTTAATTCTCTTTGTTAAAATTTCAATTTCTTTTTTCTCCCGTTCCGCTGAAAGTTCCATTAGTTAACCTCAACGGAATTGAAGTTCAAGTTGATTGTCTGCCATTCCGTTTTTGT